ATCTGACACCGGGTGCAGCTTATAACTATATGACAGCCTTAATTTGGCCTTCTATCTCTGAGGTTGTTAAAGCGCCTATAGTGGCGATGAAAATGATTCGCCAGCTTGCACGATTCGCAGCTAAAAGAAATGAAGGGTTAGAATACACCTTGCCAACTGGGTTCATCTTGCAACAAAAGATAATGTCGACCGATATGCTTCGGGTGTCCACTTGTCTTATGGGAGAAATCAAGATGAGTCTACAGATTGAAACGGATGTAGTGGATGAAACGGCAATGATGGGCGCTGCGGCCCCTAACTTTGTTCATGGTCATGATGCCAGTCACCTTATTTTGACGGTGTGTGACCTCGTTGATAAAGGAATTACATCCATCGCAGTTATACATGACTCTTTCGGTACTCATGCAGGACGTACCGCAGACCTGCGGGATAGCTTAAGGGCAGAAATGGTGAAGATGTATCAAGACCGTAACGCTTTACAGCAACTGCTGGATGAGCACGAAGAGCGTTGGCTAGTAGATACAGGTATCCAAGTGCCAGAGCAAGGAGAGTTTGACCTTAACGAAATCTTAGTATCGGACTATTGCTTCGCATAATATTGATAGGCCATTCCTTCGGGAGTGGCCTTTTCTTTACCTACTACCTGTAACATTTCATTAACATAAACGTGTCTCACATGTGAGACTTATTTACCGGACACTATAGGAGAAACCATCGGAGATGGAAAGAGAAGGAATATAAAGGATATAAAGGAAGTAATAGGTATTAAAGGTTATATAGGTTTACCTAGGGATACCTATTACCTTCTTCCTTCCTCTTATTACTACTTAGAGGAAGGGCAGACCTAGGTTGTCTCACATGTGAGACTTCGTATTTACCTGACAGTATAGATAAGACTAACTCACTTTGGAGATTTTTAACTATGCGTAACTTTGAGAAGATGACCCGTAAAGCTAACCGTTTTGACATGGAAGAAGGGCAGAAGAAAGGCAAGAAGCTAAATAAACCTGTCCGCGACCGTGCATCTAAACGCGCAGCGTGGGAGTTCTAAGTTATGGCTATTATTCAGAATGTACCGTGTCCTGCCTGTCAAAAGAATGGACACGATAAATCCGGCAATCATCTTATGATATTTGATGATGGTGCTGGTTATTGTAACCGTGGTCACTTCCACGATAACGGCAAGCCTTATTACCACAAACCCGAAGGTGGTATCGAGATAACCGAGTTGCCTATTACTGGCAACATCAAATATACACCTTCTCAATTCAAAGAGATGGAGAAAGAAGGGAAGATAAGCGACCCTAAGCTACGCGCCATCGCACTTGGTGGTATGCGTATGAAAGACCGTTGGGAGGTCATGAATGAGCAAGAAAGGGCAGACCAAGAAGCCGAATGGAAACTTGATGTTGAATGGTTCCGCACGCTTAAGCGTAAGAACCTTGTTTCCCGACACATTCGCGGCGACATTTGCGCATTGTATGATGTACGTGTCGGACACGATGAAGAAGGTAGAGTCTCACGGCATTACTATCCACGCTTCGAGAAAGGTGAGCTAGTAGGCGCTAAGTGCCGTACCTTACCTAAAGACTTCAAGTTCGGGCACCTAGGTAAGCTCTTTGGTATGCAAGATCTTTTCGGGATGAATACTTTGTCTCACGTGTTAGACAAGGGAAGACGGAAGGATTGCTTGCTTATTGTAGGTGGTGAACTGGATGCACTAGCAGCACAGCAGATGCTCCTTGATTCTGCCAAAGGAACTAAGTGGGAGGGGCAACCTTATCATGTGTGGTCTGTTAACAAAGGAGAGTCTTGCCTCGAAGAGATAGTGCAAAACCGTGAACACATCGCCCAATTCAAGAAGATTATTTGGGGCTTCGATGGGGATGAGGTGGGGCAGAAGCAGAACCAGCAAGCGGCCCGTCTGTTTCCTGGCAAATCCTACATCCTTGAGTACCCTTCTGGTTGTAAGGATGCTAACAAGGCATTAATGGCAGGCAAGGCTAAAGAGTTTGTGGATGCTTGGTTTAATGCCAAATCATCTGATGAAGTCTTTGGTAGCCAGATTAAATCTATCGCATCTCAAAGGGATAAGCTCAAGGCTGCACGTCCGGAGCAAGGGCTGTCATGGCCTTGGCCTAAGCTGAATAAGGTAACGCTGGGTATTCGTAAGAACCAGCTTATCATTGTAGGTGCAGGCTCTGGTGTAGGTAAGACTGAGTTCCTCCGTGAAGTAGTTAAGCACCTCATTGAAGAACATGGTGAATCTGTAGGCATCATTTCTACAGAAGACCCTATGGTCAAGGTGTCCCGTGCTTTTATCGGCAAGTGGATTGATAAGCGTATTGAGTTACCTCCAACCAATGACCCGAAAGAAGATGGATACCGTGAGGTATTTGACTACACAGAAGAAGAAGCTAATGCTGCCATTGATTATGTAGCTGATACAGGGAAGCTATTTGTGGCTGACCTAGAAGGTGACTATTCAATGGAGAAGGTAGAGCAGACTTGCCTTGAGTTTGAGGCTATGGGTATTTCTAATATCATCATTGATAACTTAACGGGGATTAAATTAGATGAGCGTGCTTTTGGTGGGAAGGTTGGTGCACTTGATGAATGCGTCAAGCGGATTGGTACTATCAAAGACCGACACCCAGTTACTATATTCCTTGTATCACACCTTACACGTCCTGCGGGGAACCGCACCCAACACGAAGAAGGTGGCGAGGTTATCCTTTCTGACTTCCGAGGCTCAGGGGCTATTGGATTCTGGGCATCTTACGCCTTGGGGATTGAGCGTAACACAAGAGCTGAAACGCTTGATGAAAGGACTACCACGTACATCTCATGTGTCAAAGATCGCGACCAAGGTATCTTCACCGGAACCAAGATTATGCTTAAGGGTGACATTCAAACCGGACGTTTGAGAGAACCACAGGCTAGAACAAGGTCATTTGACACAGGTGAAGCAAGGCAACAAGAAGTACCGGATTTACCGGACACTATAGAAGAGACAACCTTTGATGATGAACAGGAGTTTTAATGGAAATTATTAAACCACTATTGAATATCGGCGTTGACATCCTATTCATGCTTATGCTAGCAAATTATGCCTCACGATACGGATTCAAGTCAGCAGTGAAACTTATCGTTGCATCTGGTTTTATTATGTCAGCATTCTTTGTTGTAACACGTCTTATCTAGTGTATTTATCAGGGCTTGTCCAACATGTTGGACAGGCTCTTATTAAGTACATTAATAACTGGAGATTGATTATGTATAAATTAGTATTGAATGTAGGTGATTATGTTCGTAACATCAATGAAACCTCACGTCGCTATCGTTGCCGTGGTACTGTGACTAATGTAAGTGAAAACAGCTACTATGTAGAGTACAGCAATGGTATTAGACAATCTTATCAAAAGGAGTCAGCACATAACTACCTTGAGAAGATTGGCAATGTTAGCAATCAATGCAAGTGTGTACACGATGAGGTTTGCGATAAGTGTGCACGTCAAGCAGTTAAAGCATTTACCTTTGCTCAACGTTATGGTTCTATGTATGGTGCTGGTCACAAGACCATTGCAGAAGCAGCTTGGAAGACATTGCAGTTTGAGCGTTCAAACGAACGACGCACAACACTCAAGAAAGATCGCCGCAATGTAATCACTGGTAAAACTCAGAGTGAAATGATTAAGCAATGTGGCACTGCATTAGGTGTGTCGCAGTTCAATACCCGTGCTCTTGGTAAATCCACAGGGCAAGCTATGGTGAAGATTGGAGAAGCCATGATGCATCCAAATGTACCTGTGCGAATCATGGATGTTGACCATGCAATAACAGAACACGGTACACCACGACGTGTAGCTAATACGCATTTTGCCGACACTATAGAAGGTATTATCCGTAAGCAAGGATTGAAAGGTCTTCACATCTTGAATGGCGAAGAATTACTGTACCTCCCCATCGTTACTGAAGAAACCTACGTGAATATCTAAGGAGTTAATCATGACTAAAGTATTAATTTATATGAGAGGTTCGCATAAGTGCTATGCAATTGTAGCACCTGATGGTGTCAAGCCATATGGTTTTTCGAAAGGATTGGCACTAATAGGTGCTAGTCGCAGTGCAAGTTTCCAAATGGAACTCTTTGGTCATTGGACTGAAAAAGAGTTCCGTGAGGAGTTTAATGTAATCGGCAGCTTTATGGTGAAACATGCAAAATAAACACAGCCTTAAAATGTTTGATGGTCATGAAGACTTGCAAGTACAAATCACTAACCAAGCCTTCCTGTTCGCACAGTTAACTATGGCTGAAGCAAAGAAGAATAGTCTCACTCGTGAACAGGTTATCAAGGAAGCCACTTGGGAGCCACACCAAGGTAAATACATGGGCCAGAAATTAACTGTAACACGCAGTCGATAAGTCAAGGGTTGTCTCACACGTGAGACAGCCTTTTATCATATTGATTGGAGGTACATTATGCCACGTGATTATGATTCTGATTGGGACTACTATGACTCAATGAATCCAAAACCAGAACGTTCAGATGATTACTATTGGGTGGAGGAAATGTATGAAAACTATTAAAGTTAGTAAGGTTTGCTCTTGCGGTAAAGGCTATCGCAGCCGTATTGATGGTAAGTGTGGACATTGCAGGTCTAAGAAAGAGGCTGCTTTGTTTGATAAATACCACCATGAATTAGCCTATAATTACCCACATCTAACACCTAATTCTTTATTAGGACTTGGTTATAGGGCTAAATACTTTGGAGCAATCTATGAAATCTATTGATTGGAAGAAGGAGGCAGAAGGTCGTATCCTAGTGATGGATGCGGAAGCTAAAGGCCTCCTTGATGCTATCCGATATGGACACCGTGAAGATGTGCATATCATTTGCTGCATGGACTTGCTTACTACCGAGGAGTTTCTCTTCTTTGACCCGTATGAGATGCGCGACCCTGAAGCAAGAGAACGCCTGAAGGAGTGGGAAGGTCATCAAGATGGAACCTTGGTTGACGGTGTTAACTTCCTGAAGCACTGTGAAGCTATCGTGTCGCAGAACTTCCTAGGTTATGACGGCCTTCTCTTTGAGAAAGCATTCCCTACTATCTGGAAGGGCTTTAACTATACCGAGAGGCGCGGCAAGGGCAGACTCCGCGCTGACCTGTGTCCTGTGCGAGTCATGGACACGCTGGTGATGAGCCGCCTTTTAAACCCCGATAGACGCCTACCTCCGCAAGCATACGCCAAAGGTATGGGTAACGTTGCCCCTCACTCAATTGAGGCGCACGGCATCCGTATAGGCCGCTATAAGCCGGAGAACGAGGACTGGTCTAAACTAACTGACCACATGGTTCACCGTGTACGGGAGGACGTGGCGATTGGTCGTGACCTGTTCCTCTGGCTGTACAATGGGGAATGGACGGAGCACAAACGCCGTGGTGTGAATAAACGCACTGGCCTAGGCATTGAGACAGCATTCCACATGGAGTCCATTGTGGCGCTGGAGATGAGCCGTCAGGCCGAACGCGGATTCCGTCTGGACATCGACAAGGCATTAGCTCGATGCGAAGAACTGGACGCCAAGATTGACGAGACAGTTGCAGCGTTCCGTCCGCACATGCCTATGCGTATCAAATCTAAACCTTTTAAACCGGAAGAAAAGAATGAAACCTGCCAAAAAGCAAATGAGTATGGAAGAAACAATAATATCCCAACTATACTCGACCCCTCACACTTTCTACATGCGGAGCGCCGTGGAGATAGGAAGACTGTATGGTCTGTCACAACTAAGTCTGGAGATTGGAGTGCTTCTGTCAAGAAAGATTTCCCTCACCTTAGAGGAAACCGTAATGACACGCCAAGCATCAAGTGGATTGGCGCTTACTCTCCCGTCACGTTTGAAGAGATCCCCCTGGGTAACAGGGATACAGTTAAGCAAGTGCTCTATGATTATGGATGGAAGGGTGTTGAATTTAACGATACCGAGCAAGCGCATCTCGATGAGTATGGCGTATTACCTAAGCCTTGGAGTGGAAAGATAAATGAGAAGTCCCTTACTTTATGGCAAGAAAGAGCCGCACGTGAAGGTAAAACAGTCCCTGATTGGTGCTTGGGTATCGCTGCATGGTACATACTCGTATCCCGTCGTGGTCAGATACTCAACCGTGGTGACGTTGAAGCCTTCAACGAGAAGGGAACGTGGCCCTCGCAGGCTGGTGTACGAAAGTGTCGCGGCCTTGTACCTGTAGCCTTTAATAAGGAGTTAGGAATCAATGCGCAGCAATACTACGAAAGGTATGGATGTTGGCCTACGTCTGACAAAGATGACGGAGAGTGGCGTGTTCCAGCTATTGCTATTAGCATTGGCACTTCTACGTTCCGTATGCGTCATCGTAACGTGGTTAATATTCCTGCCCGTGGCCTGTACCCTTTACGTGATTTATTCATAGCAGGTAAAGGTAAACTAATCCTAGGTTGTGACGGTGCAGGTCTTGAACTACGTGTACTGTCTCACTTCATGAATGACCCTGAGTACCAAGATATTGTACTGCATGGTGACATACATACACATAACCAGATGAAGGCTGGTCTACCTAAGCGTGATATGGCGAAAACATTTATATATGCTTTCCTCTACGGCTCCGGTATAGCTAACCTTGCAGCAGTGTGTGGTGTTACTGAGGAAGAAATGAAGGAAGTTGTGGCAAGATTCGAGATTGAGCTACCATCCCTTGCACGTCTTCGTGAGAATGTTATCGCACAAGGTAACAAGTTTGGCTACCTGCAAGCACCGGATGGGCATTGGGGTCGCATCCGTATGTCCGGTGGTGAACTTAAAGAGCACACTATGCTTAACGTATTGCTCCAGATGACTGGCTCTTTGTGTATGAAATACGCATTGGTCAAGGCGTTTGCAGTGATGCGCAAGGAAGGTGTGGCCTTAGATAGTATGGGAAACCCTTGTGGTGTAGCTAACGTACACGATGAAATCCAGATGGAAGTACCCGAAGATGAGGTCTTGTATCTTAATTACGACTTACCTTTCACCTTAGAAGGGTTCGAAACAGAGAAAGCTGCTGTGAAGGCAGTATTCGATGCAGAGGAGAAACGTGTTCATGTGGATTCTGAAGGGCGTATGTGGTCTGCTGCTAACTTGGTTGAAGTGGATGCTACTGCTGGCGTGCTGCGTTGTCAGCGTCGCTACCACAGGGCTGGTCATATTATCGCTGACGCCATGACTTGGGCTGGTCAGTATCTGAAGATGCGTTGCCCGATGGCAGGTGAATATAAGATTGGTGCAAGCTGGAAGGAAACACACTAATGGATAGATTCGATATTGTTTGCTTGTTCTTTACCTTCTTTCTTGTCTTTCTTATGCTTGCTTGTTATGGAAGTATGCGATTGAATATACCTGATGAAGAGGAGGGTTACGACTGAGTTATACTCAAGGTCACTTACGAGTGGCCTTTATGAATAACTTATTCCTATTTATTTGTCTAACATGATTTACTGGACACTATAGAAGGAAAGCCTAGGTAATCTAGGTTTATAAGGTAGTATAGGTAATTAAGTAAATATAGGAGATATAAATATGTCTATGGTAACTACTCTGGTATTCGTAGCTCAATACTTTCGTGGTCTGGCTAATAAGTTCAAGGCCAAGGCTATCAAAGCTATTGAGTCTCGCATCGAAGCAGTGCAGGCAGAGCAGGTTGAAGTTGAAGAACATCGTAGTTCTCAAATGATTGACTGCCATAACCGCTACTATGCATCTCGTGATGATCTGAATGCACGTCAAGTCAAAGAGGTGGAAGAGATGTTAGCACGTCACCAGCAAGAGCGTGACAACCTGAAAGCTGACTTTGAAGAGAACAAGGCATCCATTGCCCTTGTACACCAATCGGCATCTGACAGTCTGAAGAAAGAGATTGTTATGCTGGAAATGGAGTTAGATAGTCTGACCAAATAATTACTGGACACTATAGAACAATAGGACGTGGGTTTGTCAGAGACAGTAAATCCAAGGTGCTCAGTGAGCGTAAAGCCTAAGCACGTCCTATGATTGTAAAGTGTTGAACCTTATTGTGCATCTTGCACAACCCGATATTATATCGGGCTTTCTAGTGAGTACATGCTTGTGCTCAGTACAAAGCTAACTGACAATAGGAGACTAAATAAATGGCACGTGGTGATTTTGATTTTGGTGCTCAGGTTACTAAAGCTGAAGGTAAAGTATTTAAGAACCCCGAAGTTGGTGATCATGAAGCAGTAATCTCTGGCATCATTCATGTAGGTTCCTTCCAAGATATCTTTAAGAAAGGTAATACCACTGAAGTTAAGAAGCCAGCAAACTTTGTTCTTGTTAAGATTGTCCTGATGGGTGACGACGACAAGAATGAAGATGATTCTCGCATGGAACAGTGGATGGCTGTGCCTCTGAAATCTGGTGACAAGGCAACCTTGACTAAGTTCCTGAATGCAGTTGACCCGAAAGAGTTGCTTGGTGGATTCGAGGACTTCATTGGTGAATGCCTGACTGCAACTATGGTTGGCTCTGGCGACAAGAATGACGATGGCTCATTCAAGTATGTTAACTGGAAGGGTTTTGGTGGTATGCCGGACAAGCTGAAGAAACTTGTCGTTGCTCAGGTTGAAGAGGAAGGTCTGTCTATGACAGGTCACATTACCTTCGACAAGCTGACCAAAGAAATTCTTGATGAAATCCCAGCTAACTTGGTGCGTCAATACTTTCTTAATGAGACACCTCGTGGTAAGAACCTGTCTGTTGCTGGTTCTCACGTAGAAGCAATCATTAAAGCTGCTCGTGAAGAAGATCCAGAGTGGAAGAAGGCTAAGAAGAAAGATGACGAGGATGCTACTCCAGCTAATCGTAAATCTCTAGACACTGGCGAGACTGTTCCACAGGAAGTGCCTGAAGCAGAGGACACCCCTGCACCGGAAATGGATGAAGAAGCGGAATACTAAGGAGGGATGATGAAGGTACAAATCGTAACCCTGCACTGCAAGAAAGGCATCACCACTCTCGGCGGTGGCACTTTTCACTCATTCTCCGAAGGGGAGATTTACGCTGACCTGCACTACATTTGGCGTGACGGGCAGCACGTGGTGAACTACAGTGACCCGGCTACGGGGAAACGCCACGGCGTATCGCTTCCGGCGCATGACATCGCTCAGGTGAACACAGTTTTATAAAGTCTCACGTGTGAGACAATCGGTGTCCGGTATTTACTGGACACTATAGAAGAGAAGAATCTTAATCGGCGATAATGCCATAACCAACAAAAGGAGAATTTAATATGTTCAAGATTGAAACTATCGTAAACCGTGTTGTTAAAGGTGCTGCTCTGGTATCCGTTGAGTCTTTCATTATCGTCGATGAAGCTGGCTCTCTGGTAGCTGGTACTAAGGCTTATGATACTCGTGAAGAAGCTCAGGCCAAGATTGACAGCATGGGTAACTTTGCTACTGGTCTGGAGTTCGCTCGTGCTTGCTTCCCTGAGCAGGCTGACAAAGCACAGATTGGTAAGGCTAATATCGTAGCTGAATATCTGGATTGGATTGCTGCTGGTAAACCAGTGAAAGAAGCTAAGGCTGAAGAAGCTGAAGCTCCGGCAGTAGAAGAAGTAGCTGCACCGGTAGATGCTCCGGTAAGCGAAGAAGAAGAGTTTTAATTAATGCCCTGTCTGCCTTAGTGTAGGCAGGGTCTTTTGCGTAATAGTTATTGGAGAATGAATTATGCCGACTATTGAAGAACGTATCGTTTTGGACACTTACTTCGACTGTAAGACCTTAATGCATGTTGGAGTTGCGTATGACTTTGACAACCATGAGGTGTATGTAAGAGTAGAGCAAAGAGATAAATCTCGCCTCATGCAGAACTTATACGATAAAGTGTCCTCCTTCATGAAGGAGTGGCCTACATGTCAAGACCAAACTTCAACTTCGGAGCTACAGTCTCGGAGGACAACAATTTAATATTGTGGCCGACTGAAGGTAATCGAATCGCTTTAATAGATGCCGATATGTTACCTTACATTGTCGGGTATACAATCAGTGACATGACTTATGTACGAGCCACAACTCGTGTTAAGTCAGGACAAGTCCCATCAATCAAAGATACACCTGAGTGTAAGCAAGCGTGTGACCGTGTGAACTCCTTGCTTAACTCTTGGGTGTATGCAGCAGAGTGCGATGCTGCTAAGTTATTCATGACGAAATCAGAAGCTAACTTCCGTGTCCGCCTAGCATTCACCAAACCCTACAAGGGTCAACGTAAGACCGAGAAGCCTCCATTCTTCTATGAACTGCGAGAGCATCTCTTAGAGGTTCATGGTGCAATCTTGGCAGATGGAGAAGAGGCGGATGACCTCATGAGCATCGCACAATGGGATAGCCACCGCCGCTTCCAGCAAGATACAGGTAACGAGTTTCCTATCGGTAGTCCAGAGCATAAAGCATTCTCTGATACTTGCATCGTGTCCTTAGATAAGGATTTGATGATTGTTCCTGGTTGGCATCTTCAGCCGGGTCAAGAGAAGAAATGGGTAGAGCCTATGGGTTGGCTTGAGTTACGCCGTAAGGCTAATGGTCAAGTCAAAGACCTAAAAGGTGCTGGCCTCATGTTCCACTATGCACAAATGATTATCGGAGATGATATTGATAATTACGCTGGCATACCTGGACGTGGTGCTAAATATGCCTACGACCTTCTCAAAGATTGTAAGACAGAGAAAGAGTTGTACATGGCAGTGCTTGGTGCTTACAAGGCTAAGTTCGGGCATGGACAAGTTAAGATTAAGAATTACCGAGGTGGTTATCGGATTGGCAAGGCTTTTGACCTGATGCTTGAATGTGGTCGCTTGGCTCACATGGCTAGGTTCAAAGGGGATATATGGCGAGCCGATAAGAACCCAATCTTGTGGGGAGATGATGCGGAATGGTTAGCAAATTAAAAGCATCGGAGGTAGCAGCTTATAAGAAGGAATTACTAGAGAAGCAAGGGTGGAAGTGTCCACTCTGCGGTGGTAGTCTCAAAGCTGTTACTCCTGTAAACCGCGTACTTGACCATGACCATGAGACAGGCTTCTGCCGTGCTGTTGTATGCCGAGGTTGCAATGGTGCAGAAGGAAAGATTAAGGGTGTTATCTCTGGTTATGGTAAGGCGGGTAATAACCGTTACTTCCAGCTTCAATGGTTAGAGCGACTGTATGAATACTGGAAGCTACATAGTACGCCTCAGACAGATAAGTTATATCACAAACATCAAACGGAGGCAGAGAAGCGCGAGGCTAAGAACCGTAAGGCACGCCTTGCTTATGCAAGAAAGAAGGAGGTTAAAGTTGGGTAAGCTTCGCAGCTTGTACAAAGACTCCGAGGTACTTGATGCAATCGAGCAAGCTACCGACGAGAAAGGTAATGTTAATTACAATGAGATGGCACGTGTACTATCGTGTCACCCTGTGGGTAAAAAGATTACCCGCCAGTTGGCTCGATACTGGCATGGTCAATTCAAGAAAACCAAGAAGAATGGTGATTATTACCAGACTCTTCTGCAAGAGGATAAGCGTATCAAAGAAGAGCGTAAGCTCAGGACTCCTGACCGCTACGAGGATTTGGCTATTGTACCACTGCCTGACTCGCCTCATCGAAGTGTACTGGTAATCCCTGACACTCATGCACCTTACGAGCATCCAGATACCCTAGAGTTTCTGGCAGCGGTGGCAGCACGTTATCGTCCAGACACAGTAGTACATCTTGGAGACGAGGCAGATAAACATGCCTTGTCATTCCATGATTCGGACCCAAATCTAGATAGTGCTGGCATGGAGTTAGAGAAGGCCCGTGTCTTCATGCACAAGTTGCACAAGATGTTCCCTGTGATGCGCCTGTGTCATTCTAATCACGGCTCTATGCACTTCCGTAAGGCAAGCGCCAAAGGCATTCCTGTGCAATACCTGCGCACCTACCGTGAAGTCTTCTTCCCGCAGGGAGGTGGCGACCAGTGGGACTGGCAGCATACGCATGTACTTGAGTTGCCGAATGGCGAGCAGGTGGCATTCAAGCATCAACCTGCTGGCGCTGTACTGGCAGATGCAGCGCATGAGCGCATGAACTTAGTGTGCGGTCATTTGCATGGCAAGATGTCTGTAGAGTATGCACGTAATACTCATGAGCAATACTGGGCGGTGCAGGGTGGCTGCCTGATTGATGAGTCGTCTCGTGCATTTGCCTACGGTCGTGAGTCCAAATACAAGCCAGCATTAGGCTGTGTGGTTATTCTGGATGGTGTACCGCATATTGTCCCGATGCAGACAAATAGCGAAGGCCGCTGGGTTGGTAAGATTTAGTTGACACTATAGAACAAAGGGCAGGTAATAGCTTGCCCTTGATTGTATAGTGAATGGAGGATTAATTATGTTACAAACAGGTATGCTCGTGCGACGTAAAGTCGAGTATCAGGATTCCAACTGGTCGGATCACTGCAAGCGTAAAGGGTTCAAAGTAGATGAAGTGTTTACTGTGGATTATGTGGCAGGTAACTATACTGTGTACTTCCAAGGAGCTGCTGCAAGTTTAGGAGGTTGGTCAGAACGGTACTTCGAAGAGGTTAAACCTGCTCTACCAGAACCTGCATCTAACTTATCAGGTAACAATATGGTTACTAAGCCTAAACACTATGAGTTCTTCGAAGGTGCAGAGGCAATCACTATCATTGCCCGTAGTATGACAGAGAAACAATTCGCTGGGTATTGCATGGGTAATGCTTTGAAGTACCGTCTACGTGCAGGTAAGAAATTCAACACTGAAGAAGACCTGAAGAAAGCAGACTACTACAAAGAGTTATTCCAGAAGCATCGCCACGAATGTATTGATGAGGATATTTGATATGAATATCTTTGAGTTCCTAGGGCTTCCAGAAGATCACCGCAATCATCCATTCATGCTGGTGAAACATCGCGGTGAAGTTCCTGAGAAGAAATTAACTTTTCCATGTTATGCACAGGTGAAACGAGATGGAATATTCAGTGCTGTTGTGGTTCGTTCAGATGGTGCTATTCGTATATTTGGTAGGACTGGTAAACATCTCGCTAACACTGAACAGTTGGCTGCATCGTTCTTTGGTACTCCTGCTGGTGTCTACCTTGGTGAGCTTCAGTCTATGGCTGTGGATGTGTATCTTGAATCCCTCTCTGGCGTTGTTAATCCTAACAGAACTGAGCCACTTGATTTCATAGGCCTGCAGATTAAAGACAACCTGTATATCGATTTCTTCGATATGTTAACTATTAAGGCATTCCATGACGGATTCACTGATGTTTCTTATCTCAAACGTTACGATGCTTTACATCGTCGCATCGGCTCTCATCTTAGCGGGTACAACGCTATCCTTCCTATTACTCCTTGCCATAATGAGCGAGAAGTTGAAGCGTTTGCGCAAGAGCAAATAGATGCAGGACGAGAGGGTGCTGTGTTTAAACTGGACTGTGACTATGAAGCAGGCCACAAAGGTTATCGTCAGACTAAAGAAGTCCGTAAGGTAACTTATGACCTTACTTGTATTGGCTTTGAGGAAGGTAAAGGCAAATACAAAGGTAAGGTAGCTAACCTCATTTTCAAATGGAAAGGAGGCAAGACAATCAAAGCTATGCTCGGTAAAGGGTGGACTCATGCAGATGCAGAACAGATGTTCCACGATATTAAACATGGCGGACGATTGAATGTCATTGGTAAAATCTTTGAAGTAAAAGGTCTTCAGGATTCAAGCAAGGGCAACATTCGTCTGCCCAAAGCGGGAGAATTAAGACATGACAAAGATGAACCAGATTTCTTTTGATTCCATGAAGGCAACTCGTGCCGTTGAGGTGGCAGAGGCTATCTTTGAAACTCTATCTTGTGGCATGGAAGTGCCATATAACCTACTTGCTGATGCAGAAGAACTTGGTCTTTCTGTAGAAGCTATCCAAGAGAAAGTCGAGGAACTCTATGGTACAGACGAAGAAGAAACCGACGATTTCATTTGAAGGGATGGAGATGCTTGAGGTGATCCTCAAGCCTTCCTCTCCGAAAGTGACTAAGACTCACGAAGAGTTAATCGTAGATGAAGTGAAGCGTTACATTATGGATTGTGTTAGGGCACAACTGGTGGTTCAATGATACGTCCAGCTTCCTTCCTAGATATTCCTGAGATTATTAATCTCGGAGACAAGTATGTAGAAGAAGAAGTCAAAGTGGTAGCGCATCATTCTGCGTCGTGGAATGCGGAACAAAGTGCAGCTAATCTATGTGCCTCTCTAATCAGGGATGATTTATTCCTGTGGGTCGCTGTGGATGAAGGGCAGATTGTAGGATTCCTGTGGGCTGGCTATCACGACTTAGCACCTTGGACTCCAGTGCGTGTTGCATCTGACATTCTCTTCTATGTTGTACCGGAGAAGCGAGGGACGCTACTTGGTATGCGACTAATCAAGGCCTACAAGCAATGGGCTTTTGAGAAAGAGTGTGCTGAGGTACGCATGTCAATAGCATCTGGTATCAATGAGGAACGTGTTGGACGTATGTATAGGCGACTAGGCTTTGAGACGTTCGGCACTGTGTATAACTTAAAACTTTAAGGAGACAACATGGGTGTCGTGAAGAAGGCATTTAAAGCAATTGGTCTTGCACCGGAGACGCCTCGTATTGAAGCAGCCAAAGTGCCAGCACAACAATTAGAGCGTCAACCTGAAACAGAAGCAGAAGATGTAACGCTGGGTCAGGACGATGACACCACGACCACTTCTCGTGGTAAGCGGGGGCTTGTTCGTCCGGTTGCATCTAGTTTAGGAGTATAATATGAGGCAAGACACCGACCTTGAATATGGTGGCAAGCGGTCTAAGATACCTAAGCTGTGGGAGAAGTTATCAACTAAGCGTAACCCATTTATGGATAGGGCTAAGCATTATGCCAGACTAACCTTGCCTTACCTTATGAATGAGGAAGGTGATAACAATACATCTCAGAATGGATGGCAAGGTGTCGGTGCTCAAGCCACTAACCACTTAGCTAACAAGTTAGCGCAAATTCTTTTCCCTGCTCAACGCTCTTTCTTCCGAGTTGACTTGACAGCAAAAGGGGAGAAGATATTAAACAACAGAGGCCTTAAGAAGACCAAATTAGCTACACTGTTTGCTCAAGTAGAGACTGCTGCTATGAAGCAATTAGAGCAGCGGCAGTTCCGCCCAGCGGTGGTGGAGTGCTTCAAGCATTTAATTGTTGCTGGCAACTGTATGTTGTACAAGCCAAGCAAGGGTGCAATCAGTGCTATACCTATGCACCACTATGTAGTTAATCGAGATGCCAATGGTGAACTGCTGGATATTATCTTGCTGCAAGAGAAGGCACTCAAGACATTCGACCCTGCAACTCGCATGGCTATTGAAGTAGGCATGAAAGGTAAGAAGTGTAAAGACAGTGATAATGTAAAACTTTATACACATGCCAAGTATGAAGGTGAAGGTTTTTGGGAACTAAAGCAATCAGCAGATGATATTCCTATTGGTAAATCTAGCAGAATCAAGGCTGATAAGCTCCCATTCATACCTCTTACTTGGAAGAGGTCATATGGGGAAGATTGGGGTCGCCCTCTTGCAGAGGATTATTCTGGAGACTTGTTCGTAATCCAATTCCTGTCAGAAGCAGTTGCGCGTGGCGCTGCTTTGATGGCCGACATTAAATACCTGATCCGTCCAGGTGCTCAGACAGATGTAGACCACTTTGTTAACTCAGGGACAGGTGAAGTAATTACTGGCGTGGAAGAAGACATCCATATTGTACAATTGGGTAAGTATGCAGACCTAACACCAATAAGTGCTGTGTTAGAAGTTTATACCCGACGCATCGGCGTAGTCTTTATGATGGAGACTATGACGCGACGAGATGCAGAACGTGTAACTGCTGTAGAGATACAGCGAGATGCTCTTGAGATTGAGCAGAACATGGGTGGCGTGTATTCCCTCTTTGCTACGACCATGCAGACGCCCGTGGCTATGTGGGGTTTGCTTGATGCCGGAGACTCTTTCACCAGTGACCTAGTAGACCCTGTTATTATCACAGGTATTGAAGCGTTAGGTCGCATGGCAGAGTTGGATAAGCTGGCTAACTTTGCTCAGTATATGGCATTACCTATGAGTTGGCCTGAACCAGTACAGGCAGCAGTGAACTGGCCTGATTATATGGATTGGGTTCGTGGTCAGATCTCTGCTGAACTTCCATTCCTAAAATCAGAAGAGCAGATGAAGCAAGAACAAGCACAGATGGCACAAGCACAGCAAGAGCAGATGCTTAATGAAGGAGTAGCTAAAGCTGTGCCGAGTGTCATTCAACAAGAACTTAAGGAGGCGTAATGTCTTTTGAAATTATTAATGAACCTGTAAGTCAGTCTGACGTTACTGAATCTAAGGAGGCTGCTGATGTTACTACTACCGACACTGATTCTACTGTTGATTCTTCTGGCAGCGATGTACAAGCTGACACAGGCAGTACAGATGTACAAGACGCCGGAGGAGAAGATGCTGGAGCAGATGGAGCAGGAGCAGAAGCTAGTGGACAGGATGATAAATCTGAGCCAGATGATACCACGGATGCGCGGTTCTTCTTCGGTGAACAAGAAGTAGAGATTGAGATCCCTGATGATGTGTCAACTGCCTTAAAAGAAAAAGGTATTGATGCTATGCAGGTTGCCAAGGAATTGTATGGCGAAGGCGGTAAGTTTGAACTCAAGGAAGAAACCAAGCAGAAGCTGTATGACGCTTTTGGTAAGTTTGCTGTAGACGCCTACCTGAATGGTCTTAAGGCTTCCAACGAAGCATTCATGCTCAAGGCTGAGACTCAGGCAAAAGAGGCAGAGGCTGCTGATGCTCAGCGATTCACTGATATTGCATCTGAGGTTGGCGGGGAAGAAGGTTGGTCACGCCTTGAAGAGTGGGCGCTTGAAACCCTCTCGGACGAGGAGCTAACCGCGTTTAATGCTGTTATGGCCTCTGGCAACCAGTACCTGCAAAAATATGCTGTTCGTGAACTGGAAGGTCGCCGTAAGCAAGCGCAAGGGGACGATAAGCCGTCTCTGATTGAGCCATCAGCACCTGCTAAGGCTAATGAGGATAACGGGCCATTGACTCGTGATCAGTATGTACATGCCATTGCAACTCTGAGCCAGAAGTATGGTAATGACCGTAAGGCTATGGCAGAAGCTCAGGCTAAACTGGATGCCCGTCGACGTGCTGGCATGGCTCGCGGTATCTAATTCAGTATTTACTGGACACTATAGAAGGGAGAAAAGTTCTCCCTAGTTATCAATTTGATTTATAAGGAGATTATAATACATGTCTACACCGAATACTCTGACTAACGTTGCTGTATCTGCGTCCGGTGAGGTTGACAGCCTTCTCATTGAGAAGTTTAATGGTAAGGTCAATGAGCAGTACCTGAAAGGTGAGAACATTCTGTCTTACTTTGATGTACAAACTGTTACTGGCACTAACACAGTGAGCAACAAATATTTGGGCGAGACTGAGTTGCAGGTGCTGGCACCGGGTCAGTCTCCTAATGCCACCCCCACTCAGGCGGATAAAAACCAGTTGGTAATTGATACCACTGTTATTGCTCGTAATACTGTGGCTCACATCCATGATGTACAAGGTGACATCGACAGCCTGAAACCTAAACTGGCTATGAACCAAGCTAAGCAACTGAAACGTCTGGAAGACCAGATGGCAATTCAGCAGATGCTGTTAGGCGGCATTGCTAACACCAAAGCAAAACGTAACAAGCCTCGCGTAAAAGGTCATGGATTCTCTATCAACGTTAACGTAACTGAGAGGGAAGCACTGGCTAACCCGCAGTATGTTATGGCTGCGGTAGAGTATGCTCTGGAGCAACAGCTTGAGCAGGAAGTGGACATCTCTGATGTAGCTATCATGATGCCATGGAAGTTCTTCAATGCTCTGCGTGATGCGGATCGTATTGTAGATAAGACTTACACTATTAGCCAATCCGGTGCAACCATTAACGGTTTCGTTCTGTCTTCTTACAACTGCCCTGTGATCCCATCTAACCGATTCCCTACCTTCACTCAGGATCAGGCTCACCACCTGTTGTCTAATGAAGATAATGGCTATCGTTATGACCCCATCGCAGAGATGAATGGTGCAGTTGCTGTGCTGTTTACTGCCGACGCACTGCTTGTAGGTCGGACTATTGAAGTGACTGGTGACATCTTCTATGAGAAGAAAGAGAAGACCTACTACATTGACACCTTCATGGCAGAAGGCGCAATTCCTGATCGTTGGGAAGCTGTGTCTGTAGTTACCACTAAACGCAACGGAACCACTGGCGCTGCTGAAGGTGAAGGTACTGACCACAATACCGTTCTGGCCCGTGCGCAGCGTAAGGCTGTATATGTCAAGACCGCAGGTGCTGCCGCAGCAGCCGCTGCTAGCCTGCAAGCAGAAGACCTAGTAGCCGCTGTACGTGCTGTGATGGCTAATGACGTCAAGCCGACTGCACTGAAACCTACTGAGTAATAACCTATGCCCTATCTACCTCTGCGTAGGTAGGGTTCTTTTGTTTAGGAGGATTCATGCCTTTAATTCAAAATACAAGTGATGTTGGGCGTATCATGGCTGAGGCTTCCTTCAATATCATTGATAGCAAGCTGGAGGCAGTTAACCTGTGTATGCGAGCTATCGGTCGTGAGGGTGTGGATTCCCTTGACTCTGGCGACTTAGATGCTGAAGATGCCAATAAGATTATTGATATTGTATCCCAGCGATTCCAATACAACAAAGGTGGCGGTTGGTGGTTTAACCGAGAACCTAATTGGCTATTGAAACCGGATACAAATGGAGAGGTTAATCTTCCCAATGATTGCCTAGCGGTATTGCAGTGCTATGCCTTGGGTGAACGTAAAGTACCTATGACTATGCGAGCGGGTAAGTTGTATTCTGTGTGGAATCACTCATTTGATATGACTAAGTACGTGAATCGTGATGGCCGTATCAGACTGACACTAGTAATGCTTCTGCCCTTCGAGCACCTACCTGCAAGTGTGATGCAAGCAATTGCTTATCAAGCTGCTGTAGAGTTTATTGTGTCTAAGGATGCAGATAAGACTAAACTCCAAGCCCATCAACAGATAGCAGCGCAGCTTATGATTGATGTACAATCTGAGCAATCCTCTCAGAAGAGACTCAACATGTTGGTACACAACCCTACGCAGCGCAACTTTGGTATCATGGCAGGTGGCTCTCAGAATGTCCCGGCCTTCTCTCACTCACCTTATGATACTTATCCAATCAGACCATGGGAGGTTGATCACTGATGGAAGTACAAGGTTCATTAGGTCGTCAGATTCAAGGTATCAGTCAACAGCCAGCTGCTGTAAGATTAGATGGTCAATGCACCGATATGATCAATATGGTGCCTGATATAGTTAATGGTACACAATCTCGCATGGGAAGTACACACATTGCTAGGCTTCTTGATTCTGGTGATGAAAATATGGCAACACATCATTACCGCAGAGGTGACGGTGTAGAGGAATACTTCTTCATCATGAAGAAAGGTAGCGTGCCAGAAATATTTGACAAAGAAGGGCGTAAATGCACTGTGACCTCTCAGGATGCACCTATGGCTTATCTTGCTGAGGTTGTGAATCCAAGAGAAGACGTGCAGTTTATGACTATTGCTGATGTAACATTTATGCTTAACAGGCGTAAAGTGGTGAAAGCTCGTAGCGATAAGTCCCCCAAAGTGGGAAACAAGGCTATTGTGTTTTCTGCCTACGGGCAGTATGGTACTTCGTACACCATCTCTATTAACGGTGAGAAAGCGGCGACCTTCAAAACTCCAGATGGGGGCGACCCTAGTCATGTAGAACAGATTCGCACTGAGTACATAGCCACTAAATTATATGAGAGTTTACAGACATGGAATAAAGCATCCCAGTACACATTGCAAAGAGAAGGTACTAGTATCTACATTGAAACTAAAGATGGGAGTGATTTCACTATTACTACCACTGATGGGGCCAAAGGCAAGGACTTGGTTGCTATAAAGAACCGAGTGTCATCTACAGACTTACTTCCATCAAGAGCACCAGAGGGGTACAAGGTGCAGGTGTGGCCTACGGGGAGTAAACCAGAATCTCGGTATTGGCTAGAGGCTGTACCTAAAGAGGGAGGTAACTTAGTTGCTTGGCAAGAAACTGTTGCAGCAGATGTGTTACTTGGATTTGATAAAGACACTATGCCTTATATTATAGAGCGTACAGGTATTGTCGGAGGTGTGGCACAGTTTAAGATACGACATGGCGATTGGGAAGATCGTAAGGTAGGCGACGACTTGACGAACCCTATGCCTTCTTTTATTGACGAAGATGTGCCACAGGCGATTGGTGGCATGTTCATGGTGCAGAACCGCCTTTGTGTTACAGCAGGTGAAGCTGTTATAGCAACTAGGACTTCTCATTTCTTTGACTTCTTCCGCTTCTCCGCAGTGTCTGAGGTGGCAACAGACCCTTTCGATATTTTCTCCGATGCAAGCGAGGTATACCAGCTTAAACATGCAGTAACCCTAGATGGGGCAACGGTATTATTCTCAGACACATCTCAGTTCATACTTCCTGGGGATAAAGTATTAGAGAAATCTAATGTTATACTCAAGCCTGCTACAACTTTCGAAGTGGACAACAGGGTGCCACCTGTGGCAACGGGTGAGTCCGTGATGTTTGCTACAAGTGAAGGCGCTTACTCTGGTGTGCGTGAGTTTTATACAGATTCTTACAGTGACACTAAGAAGGCGCAGGCTGTTACTAGTCATGTTAACAAGTTGATAGAAGGCAACATAACGCATATGGTTGCTAGCACTAATATCAACAGGTTACTTGTGGTAACAGACAGAGATCCTAATATTGTCTATTGCTATGACTGGTTGTGGCAAGGGACAGATCGTGTACAATCTGCATGGCATAAGTGGGTGTGGCCTAAAGATACTCTGATTCGCTCTATGTTCTATTCCTCAGAGCTATTGTATCTCCTTGTAGAACGTGGCAACACTGGTTTGTATCTAGAGGCGATGGATATGGGTGATGCTCTTACTTATGGTTTAGTTGACAGAATTAGACTGGATAGGCAAGCAGAGCTAATCTTCACCTATGATGCTAATAACGACCAGTGGGTGTCTAATGAGTTACCTTGGAAGCCTACTGACCCGACCTTACTTGATTGTGTGATAACTCAAGGGTGGCCAGCTTATATTGGTGGTTCTTTTCATTTTGAATACGATGAAGCCAGTAATAAACTAAGTACAACTTTTGATTTATCAGAGGAAGATACTAATGCTGTGACTGTCGTAGGACAGTTGTATCAGCAGGAGTTTGAGCCAACACAGGTCGTTATTCGAGATAATCAAGATAGAGTGTCCTACATAGATGTACCAGTGGTAGGTTTAGTTCACCTTAACTTAGATAAATATCCTGACTTTGAAGTTCACATCAAGAACTTAAAGAGTGGTAAACTAAGAAAAGCCTTGGCATCTAACAGGAAAGGTGGGGCACTTAATAATATTGTTGGTTATGTCAAGCCAGAAGAAGGGTCATTCAAATTTCCACTAAGGTCACTCAGTACAGATACTGTTTATCGTATCATTGTTAACTCCCCTCATACATTCCAACTCAGGGATATTGAGTGGGAAGGTTCATATAATCCTACTAAGAGGAGAGTATAATGGCAATAATGGCAACTGTGGGATCAGGGCTTGCCAGCATGTTCTCCGGTGGAGCAGGGGCTGCTGCGGCTAGTAGCGCCGCCGCTGGGAGTAGTGGTGTGCTTGGTTCTATTGGTAGTTTCTTAGGGGGAAGTTCTGCTGGCTTTTCTAATGCAGGCCTGCTGTCTGCTGGGCTTCAAGGTCTTAATCTCATAAGTGGACTCTTTGGTGGGCAAGACACTGCTAAGGCAATGCAGAAGGCTCAGGAGGAAGAGTGGCGACAAAGGTTAATTGCAACCAGAGATGCATACTCTTCGGTGGCAGATGCAGAGCGCTCTGCTGCCAAGCAGTACCACTCTGATTTTCTTAACAACCAAATATCCCTGATGCAACAACGTGCGCAGGTGGCAGTTATGGCTGGGGCTACAGGCACTGGAGGTAGCTCGATAACTTCAATGCTTAATGACCTCGCCGCAGAGGGCGGGAGGAATCAGTCAACTATTATAGATAACTACGAGAATCAACAGATAAACTTTGCTAACCAGTTGAAGTCAATACAACGAGGTGGTCAGATGCAAATGCGTACATTTGATAAACCCTCTGCACTTGGTACTCTTATTAAAGGTATTCCAAGTTTGGCATCCTCTTATGTAACTGGCAGTAAAGCTGGTATGGCTTTAGGTAAGGCAATCACTGAATCTCGTACTTATTCATCAGGAACTAGAGGAGTATAAATGGCAATTGAACGTCAAGCTGTACAGGGTCTTGAAAGAGTGCAGTCGAGGGGCGCGCCAACACCTATGTCTTTCACGCCACGTCAAGTGAGTATCTCAGGAGGCTCAGATGCCTCCGGTAGTAGATTCTTGGAAGACCTAGTAAACGCTGCAAGCAGCGTGGCTGACGTCACTACTGCTATCCTTAATCAACAAGTTGAAGATGACAAGGTTCGCCAGATGGACCGCGCCTTGTCTGGTATGATGCCTTCTGAGGATGCAACAGTGGGCGGTGCGCGTGCGCACATGTTGGTTAGTTTGCAGAATGATGTCATCGCACAGACAACCGCCCTACAAGCAGAAGCTCAGCGATTTCAAGGGAGTGATGAAGACTGGGAGAACTATGTAGTTCAATCCCGTAATGAGGTGCAGAATAGACTATGGCAAAGCTATCCAGAACTTCGTGGTGACAAAGATTCTATGAGGCTTGTCACTAATGCATTCATGGAGCAGCAGCCTAGGATCACTGCCACGAGAGCAGAGGCTAAACTTCGTCAAGAAGAAGAAGCGCGAATGCAATCTATGCAGTCTCGTATTATCATGGCTACACGGGATGTAGCACCTGATGCCACTGGCGCAGCCTTAATTCAGCTACAGAAAGAAGCACTGGCGATGGGTCTTAGTAAACCTGAGTTTGATCAAATGGTCGCTAAGATTGCAGCTGATAGGGCGGCAGTAGGTGATGATAGTCTTATTCAGGGGGCCAAAGCACTGGTGGATGATAAAGGTGTCTCTTTGTACGACCGTGTGGGTGCTTTGCAAACTGGAGAGATTCAAGCTAACAGAACTTGGGCTGCACAGAATCAGGTCGCTCTCTTCGAGAAGAAGGATGCAGCTATAAAGGCATTCGATGCAGGACAACTTACTAGGGAAGAGTTACTTCAGGTGATGCAGAATCACAACGAATTGACTGGTGGTACTGCTTGGTCTGATAGTGAAATAAAGGCCATCTTCGATAGGCAAGCTAAGGTTAATGCAGAGGCAGCAAAACTTGAAGACCTCATTTCACGAGGTGAATCTGGCTCTCCTTTAGGTTTGCAGGATATTAGCAAAGACGACAGGAAGGCTTACGCAGAAGCCCTAGTTACCACTTACACTAAGTTGGCAGAAGATGAGATTGCCCGCACTGGTGCAACCGGAGAACAGGCTGAGGCTATTCGTGGTAGGTATGAGCAGATGCGTTATCTTAAATTGGGGCAACAACTTATTGAAGACCCAATCATTAAGGAAAGGTATTCGTCGCTTATGCAATTATCCTCTGCCAACCTTAAAGATATGAATGTTGAACCTGAAGCATTACAGACCATCATGCGAGCGCGTGACTCTATTCCAGAGGATGCACGTCGTGCTGTCATGGGAGACAAAGAGTATGCCTTTGTAGAGAACTACGACCTAGCAACTCGCATGGGGTATAACGCAGGTCAAGCTATTGAGTTTGCACAGAATGCCTCTCGTGGAGAGAAGCTACAAGGTTCTGTACTTAAAGAACTGAATGATGATGTAGATGGGGTTGTAAGTGATGTGGCAGGAGGTAGTTGGCTTACTCGTGGCGATAATATGAGTGAGATGGGTCGTGACATTATGATGGAGGAGGCAAGTACAATTGCGAGAGCAATGAAGGTTGCAGGTCATAATAATGATACGATTAAACGTCATCTTAAATCCTATTTGACTAGCCAGTATACACAGCTATCAGAGGGCTTCTTCACCCAAGGTGTTCTGGTGAAAGGGGATGTACGTACATTAGGTGACACTATAGGAGTAAACCAGAATGACCTCCCTATGGCACTACGTCAATATATGGATAACAACAAACAAGCACTTCTTGATGCATCAGGTGGCTTAGAAGAGGGAGATTTGTACTTTGATGTAGACGCGCAGCGTGGACTCTTTACCATACGTGCAGGCTCTGGTCGTGTGCCTGTTACACAGGCAATGCCTCTGTCTGAAATCAAAGGACAATCTTTACTTAAGCAACGGTATGAAGAAGAGGTTAAAGCTCGTGATGAGGGGCGTAAGAACTTTGAAGCACAGCAAATGAGAATGTGGGGTGCAGGTGGCTATCAAGCACAACCACCTGCAAAGACTACAGCCAAAACTGTAGGCTCCCGTGGTATTGCTGACTTCTTAATGTCACCTGCCTTTGCATCAGGTGAGAACCTACCAGCGAACTTTGAGTTTGGGTATAAGAGGAATAATATGGACTTCTACAATTATGTAGCCAAGGTTGAGAATAGTGCCAATGTGGGCTTTGATAGAGTGGCTGGTGTTTATACACCCTACAAAGATGCACATGGTCAGTCTGTTGGGTATGGCCACTTCCTTACTACTGAAGAGAAGAAGAATGGATATATTATGATTGGCACGGATAAAGTTCCATTCACTCCGGGACAATCTCAATTAACACCAGAACGGGCCATGCGCCTTCTACAGCAAGACTTGAAGAGCCATGTACCAAGCACTTCAGGATGGGCTGTCCCCTTCGAAGAGATGCACCCAGGTGTTCAGCGTGGCCTTATGGATTTGTCCTATAATCTAGGCAAAGGAGGTATCCAGAATGCACCGAAGGCATATGCTGCGTTTAAGGCTGGCAAGTTCACTGATGGATTTATTGAGATGCTATCTACTGCATCTACTGAAGGTAAACGTAGCACTGGTTTGTTAGTTCGTAGGGCAGAAGCCTATAACCTCGCACAGAGTGGAGGTGCTGTTCCTAAGATCAGTGAAGTAGAGACGAGAGCAGATGGGTCCATGTATGTGAAGTTTGCAGGGCAGATGTCAGAGGCTTTCGTAAGCAAATCAATCTACAATCAGATAGGCAAGGATGGATGGCTGCAAGTGTATCCTCCAAAACAAGGCGCACTTGCACCTAACACTCAGGTTGGTAGAATCAAACTAAGCTAGTGTTATACTCAAGGTTTGTCTCACATGTGAGACATGCCTTTATGAATGACATTAACTAGGAGGTAGCATGGTTGATAGTATTAACCAAAACTGGGTGGCGGTGACTCAACGCAAGTTACCACCTACCTTCTCTCAAGTTGCTGAAGCCGAGCGTAAGGCCGAAGCACAGAGAGCTAATGACAAAGTATTCCAAACAGCCATAGAGAGTGAGTGGGCTTTGTATGGTGGACAACGTGCCTATGAACGCCACACTACAGAGTTTGCTGAACAAGAAGATTATGAAGTACCTGAATCAACTAAGGATGAACTATCCAAGTTGTATGGGTATGAAATAGCGCAAGACATAGTCAAGAATGTGAAGTCTCCAGAAGAGTTGCAATTCCGTATGTCTAATGCTGCTGCTGATAAAGACAGAGCAGACATCTTAGCACGTAATGGTTTCACAGGTTTCAGCGCACAGATTGCTGCTGGCATTCTTGACCCTGTAGGTTGGGCGGCCTCTCTAGTAGCTGCACCTGTAGCTGGTGCTGTCAAAGTAGGTCGTCTAGGTAGGATTATCAAGACGGCTGCCTTATCGGGTGCTGAAAATGCTGCATTAGAAGCTGTGCTTGCACAAGGTGACTACCAGCGAGGGGTTGATGATGTACTGGCTGCTGCCGGATTTGGTATGATTATGGGCGGCACTATTGGCGCTGCAACTAGGGAACGCATAGCCAGTGTTGGTTCTCGTACGGCGACAGAGAGAGCAGAGGCTGTAGTTGATGACTTGGATACCGTAGTAAAAGGTGCAGATGAGTTTGACTCTTCTGCTGCTCGTGCTGTACGTGAGGCCATGGAATATGACGCATATATGGCAGCACGTAATTATGAACCACTTCGTGCAAGAGAGGTTGACGCAGACATGGCAATCCTTTCTCACACAGATAACTTGAAAGCCAATGCATCGGTAAGGATGAGTGCTAGTGAGAAGGGGCAACTGAAGAAACAGATACGTCAACTTGAAGCAGAAGCAGCAACACTTAAAGGGAAGAAAATAGATACTGTAGCAGAGGCTGCCGCCGCTAAAGGTGCGCCTAAATCTGCTGCTGACAGATTGGATTTGGATGTTCAGAAGAAAGCATTAGCACGTAGATTTGATGAACCACTGGCAGACTTACAAGCTCGACTTGATGAGTTGAATGCTAAGTTGTCTCGTGTAAACAATGTAGGCAAAGCCAAGGAGGAACTTAAGAGATTCTCATCGCTATCTCGTGAAGAGCAAATAAAGGAGTTAGGATTAGATGCACCAGTGCGCAAGGTAGAGATGACCCGTGCCGTGCGAGATGCAGTCGATGCAATCCGAGCCGAACGTAAGAAAACACCTACCGAAGTACATGCTGAACAAGTTGCAGAAGATGCAATTAAGCAACAGGCCGATGACTCTGTTGGTGCTAAACGTGTTGAAGGTTCAGAGATTGCAGGTGAACAGTTTGATCTATCTGCAAACATGGAAGAACTTATGGATGACTTGGCACGAGAAGCCTATCAGTCAGAGGTACGACCTATTAATCTTAAGGGTCTAGGTTCAGTGTCTTCTGTGATTCTTAACTCAGAAAACCCTGTGTTCCGAGGTCTAGGTCTTCGTCTGCTTGAAAATGCTCAAGGTGGTGCATACCAAGGTAAGACAGCTTCTATCTTATCAGATGTGTATGGCAACCTTATTCGTCATGCAGAACGCAATAGGTACAATGATGGCTTCTCTCAGTTCATCAAAGATAATAACCTACGTGCGGTAGATTACCTTAACCCTGCAACGACACGTGATTTCAATAATCAGATTTATACAGCAATTGTTCGTGGCATACCAGAAGACACACCTCGTGGTGTTAAACTGGCAGCCGAAGGTATCGCAGATAAACTCAAGAAGGCACTGGAGATTCGGAAGCAAGCAGGTGAGCATGGGTTCGAGGATGTGCAATCTGCTAAAGACTATATTCCTGTTATCTATGATGGTATCAAGGTCACAGAGGCAGTTAACAAGTTAGGTAGTAGTGAAGCTGTCATTCACTTGCTATCTAAAGGTTATCAGACAGGTAAGTACAAACTTGGCAAGAAATCTGCTGATGCCTTAGCTAAAGTCCAGTACATCCGCGCATCTGACTCCACTCTCTCCAGCCGTGTTGCATTTGATAGGGTGGTGTCTCAACAGCAACAGGCTCAACTAATTGAGGATCTGAAGAAAGCAGGCGTACCAGACCACATCATTGATAACTTCATCGAAGGTACGGAATTAGCAGAGATGGCTGAATCGGTGTCGAATCGGGCTAAAGCCAGCATGGGTATTAATACGCAAGCCGAGTATGGTGGTTTGAAGGTGCAGGATTTGCTTAATACCAACGTAGGTGAATTGGCTGAGAACTACGGCAAAGAGGCCGCTGGTGGTGCTGCATTGACTGCAATGGGTTTCCCTACTCGTCAGTCTGTACTGAATGCAATAGATGCAGCAGAGCGCGCAGGACGCAACATGGCAGGGTCAAATGCTAAGGCAATCAAACAACTTAGGGCTGAGGCTGAGATGCTAAGAGATTCCGTTAAGCTCATTTACGGCAACACTATTGACGCCGACCCTAATTCTGGAATTGTCAGAGGTACTCGACGTGTCCGTGAGATCACAGGCTTGTTGCGATTAGGACAAATGGGCTTCGCTCAGATACCAGAACTGGCACGTGCAATCTCTAAGATGGGATTAGGCACTGTGCTGAAGTCTGTGCCCGCCACGAAGTTCTTACGTTCAAGAGCGGCCCGTAAGGGCGGCACGGCTCAAGGTGAATTACTTGAACCTGAACTGCGAGAAATGGAGGAACTCTTAGGCTATATCGGGGAAGATAACTGGCTCACAGGATGGAACGTCCGTCATGATGAGTTCGGAGAAACTGCGGATAATCTAGGTAAGCTGTCTGCTATTATTGATAATGGATTAGCTATGGGTAGTCGAATCAACACGGTTCTCTCTGGATTTAAAGCGGTACAAGGTGGTTCAGAGAAAATTGTGGCTCGCTCTATCAATAAGAGACTAAAGCAACATTTGATGGGTGAACGACAATTACCTAAAGCAGATCTTGAAGAGGTTGGCCTGAGTGAAGATGTCATGAAGAGACTTAAGCGTCACTTTGATGATAACCCATTGTATGCTGATTACAATGGAGAAAAAGTTCGTATGATGAACTTTGATGCTATGGAGCCAGACCTGAGAGAGACAGTAGGTGTTGCTGTGCGAAGAATGTCAGGACGTCTTATTCAGCGTAACTTCATAGGTGATGAAGGTATCTGGATGAATAAATGGTGGGGTAAGGCATTAACACAGTTTAAGTCATTCTCTATTGTCTCTATTGAGAAACAGCTAATCCATGACTTACGAGGGGATAAGATTAAAGCTGCACAGATACTTGCATGGTCTACTTTACTAGGCTATTCATCTTATGCACTACAGATGCAGATGCAAGCTATTGGTCGGGAAGATAGTGACAAGTTCTTGAGAGAGAAGTTTGAGACACAAAACATTGCTATGGGTGTCTTTAATAAACTTCCACAAGTTGCAGGCTTCGGTCTTGCTGGTGATGCATTAGCCACATTTGGTTTGATGCCAGACTCTATGATGCAAGCACCCGGTCGTATGGGCTTCCGTCAGCAAGGTTTTGGTGATTTAGTGGCAGGTGCAGGTGTAATCAGTGATGCAGTTAATCTATCACAAGCATTAGTTAAGTACGCTAATGGGGATGATGATGTCTCTACTAGACAGTTGGTGGACAAGGTTCGTCGCCTTGTTCCTTTAGCAAACACAATTGGTATAGGTCAGATGACTAAAGCCAGTGTAGACTTATTGGAGGATTGATGAGTTATACATTCACTGAACATACAGCGAATGGCTCGCAAACTACCTTTCCCTTCAGGTTCGCTGGGAGGGATAAGGGTTATTTGAAGGCAGCCGATATTATCGTAGAGGTAAAGAGTGAAGGTGGTTGGAGCACGGTTAGTGGTTGGACACTGACTGGTACAAACCAGATTACCTTTAATGTACCACCAGCAGAAGGGACACGACTTCGTATTCGCAGAGTGGTAGAGAAAGAGGAGCCATATGCAGAGTTTGACCGAGGTGTTACTTTGGATATGAAGTCACTTAATAACTCCTTCATTCATCTTTTAGAAATCTCTCAAGAGATATTAGATGGTTTCTATCCAGAAGGTTACTTTGTCAAACAAGATGTATCTTGGGGCGGTCATAAGATTACTGATTTAGCTGATGGCACAGAGCCTAACGATGCCGTGAATAAAGGCCAGCTTGATGACATTGACAAGAAGCATACTGACTGGAATAACAAGCAAGACATTGAGATTGCTGAACTTAAGGCAGGCATGACTTCTGGTATTGCGCACAGGACTGTTCCGTGGTACACGATTGCTCAAGGAGGAGAGCAAGTAATTAGACCACCTTATGTGTTCCAAGACGCACTAGTCTTCTTAAATGGTGTGTTGCAACATGAACTTATTGGTGCAGTTTCTATACAGAACAGCACTATCACTTTTGCTGAACCACTTGTTGCAGGGACGGAAGTGTATGTACTTATTGGCAGTAGGATCGCTACCTCGGAACCTAATCTACAACTTGAGTTGAACTTTGACTTAGTAGAAGGTCAACAGGTAGTAAAGGTTGGCTCTGCATTTAAATACATTGAGGTTTATCTTGATGGATTATTACAACCTAAACTTGCTTATCAGGTAGACGGTGACATCATTACTTTCTCAGAGAGAGTACCAGAGTGCCGGATGACTGCTAAGATCATCACAGCATAAGGAGGTGGGATGGTAAACTCCGAACTGGTAGATAATGGTGTGAAGCTGGCGCCACCTGCATTAGTCTCAGGTGGGTACTTCCTCGGTATCAGTTGGGATAATTGGGTGTTAATCGCAACATTCATTTATACCGTGTTGCAAATTGGGGACTGGTTTTATAATAAGTTCAAGATTTGGAGGGAGAAACGTGAGCGTACACAATAAACATGCAGCTACAGAGGATGAGGTCGGCATTCTGCATGGTGCCATTACCAAGATGTTCAACAAGAAAGCACAGGCAATACTGGACACTATAGAAGGAGATCCTGACGCAGCACTGGCTTTAGTGTCTGGTAAAGACATTGGAGCTATGTGTAAGTGGGTTTTAGATAATGGAATTACCGCTACACCTGCTGCACAGCAGGAGGAATCCAAGTTATCTAAGCGCCTCAAGGCTATCCGAGAGGCATCCAGTGGCAAGATCATTCAGTTCACTAAGGAGGATTAATGGCTAAGGCAAGAGAATCACAAGCGGAGGCTCTTGCCAGATGGGAGATGCTACATGAATTACAGCAGACCTTTCCTTACACGGCAGAAGGTTTGCTTCTCTTTGCCGATACAGTTATTCATAATTTAATTGCAGGCAGCCCCCATCTGATTCGTATGCAGGCAGACATCTTGAAATTCCTATTCTATGGACACAAGTATCGCCTCATCGAAGCGCCCCGTGGTATCGCTAAGACTACACTGGCAGCAATCTATACGGTGTTCCGTATCATTCATGAGCCTCATAAGCGAATCATGGTTGTATCACAAAATGCTAAACGGGCAGAGGAAATTGCAGGTTGGGTAGTCAAAATCTTCCGAGGATTGGACTTCTTAGAGTTTATGCTGCCAGATATTTACGCTGGCGACCGTGCATCCGTTAAGGCATTTGAGATTCATTATACGCTGCGTGGCAGTGATAAGTCTCCTTCTGTATCCTGTTACTCTATTGAAGCAGGTATGCAGGGTGCTCGTGCAGACATCATTCTAGCAGATGACGTTGAGTCCATGCAGAATGCTCGTACAGCAGCAGGACGTGCGTTGCTTGAGGAACTGACCAAGGAGTTTGAATCTATCAACCAGTTTGGTGATATTATCTACCTTGGCACACCACAGAATGTGAACTCTATTTACAACAACCTCCCTGCACGTGGTTATTCTGTTCGCATATGGACTGCTCGTTACCCTTCGGTAGAGCAAGAGCAATGCTATGGAGATTTCCTTGCGCCTATGATTGTGCAGGATATGAAGGATAATCCAGCATTACGGACAGGGTATGGCTTGGATGGCAATAGTGGAGCACCATGTGCGCCTGAGATGTATGATGATGATGTACTAATTGAGAAGGAAATCTCACAAGGTGCTGCTAAGTTCCAGCTTCAGTTCATGCTTAATACGCGCATGATGGACGCGGATAGATACCCTTTACGGTTGAACAACTTAATCTTCACCTCGTTTGGTACAGAGGAAGTCCCTGTGATGCCTACATGGAGTAATGATTCCATTAACATCATTGGCGATGCACCTAAGTATGGTAACAAGCCTACGGATTTCATGTACAGACCTGTAGCTCGACCATACGAATGGGGTGTTGTCTCCCGCAAGATTATGTATATTGACCCTGCGGGTGGCGGTAAGAACGGAGATGAAACTGGTGTAGCCATCGTATTTCTGCACGGCACATTCATTTATGTGTATCAGTGCTTTGGTGTACCAGGAGGATACCGAGAATCGTCACTGAATCGCATTGTGCAGGCCGCAAAGCAGGCAGGTGTTAAAGAGGTATTCATTGAGAAAAACTTTGGTCATGGTGCGTTTGAGGCAGTTATAAAGCCATACTTTGAACGAGAATGGCCTGTGACTATTGAAGAGGATTACGCCACTGGTCAAAAAGAACTCCGTATCATCGAGACACTGGAGCCGCTGATGACCGCACATAGGCTCATCTTCAATGCGGAAATGGTTAAGTCGGATTTCGCCTCAGTACAGAACTACCCTCTGGAACTGCGGATGGCTTATAGTTTGTTCCACCAAATGTCGAACATTACTATTGAGAAGAACAGCCTACGACACGATGACCGCTTAGACGCCCTGTATGGCGCTGTGCGTCAATTAACTTCTCAGATAGACTATGACGAGGTTACTCGTATTAATCGCCTCAGAGCGCAGGAGATGCGCGATTATATACAGGCGATGAATACACCTAAACTACGCCGGGCTATGCTGTACGGAGATTATGGTGATGAGCGAAGAACAACCAACACCTCCCTAGCTATGCAGCAGAGAGTTTACGGGCAGAATTGGAGGAACCGCTCAGGCTCCAGAAATACACTTTCCTCAAGGATTTCAAGGATTTAGTATTTACTGGACACTATAGGAGGAAGAACAAGAGAATAAAGGAATATTATAGGATAATATAGGATTACCTAGGTTATATAGGTATGCCTTAGTATGGGTGTACTCCTGTACACCCTATTCCTATTTACTATTTACTTATACATATAAGGAGTATTAGATGGATAATGATTATAGTAATCAGCCTTTAACTGGTCGATATGACCGTAAACAGATTACACCAACCAGTGAAGCATTAATGCTCCCTGTTGTTACAGAGGAGTCTATTACGAAGAAGGCCAACGTTATCAATGATGCAACCAAATCTGGCAAACAGAAAGCAGCAATGGTTTGTCGCCCCGTAGGTGGTACTCTTGAGGTTGTCATTGCTACGGGTAGCAAAGAGGATGCAGACTGGTTGTCTGTTAAAATGGATGGCGTTGGCCTTATTACACCAGCTTAATAAAGGAGAAGATAATATGTCTAAATATGGCGATGCAGGTACTACTGGTCAGGCTTTTCGTGTAAAAGCAGTACAAACTATTGCAACTGCAATTCCTATGCCTATCGTGGCAGAAGCTGACCTTAAGAAGAAAGACCACCCAATTAACATTGAACACCTCTCTGGTAAACAGAAGGGGGCGATGGTAGTTGTAGATAAAGGTGATAACAATCTTTATATTGCTATTGCACGCGGCTCTGAACCAGTTGACCCGTGGGATGTAACTACTATGAAAGCTGTACCTGTAACACCGGGAGATTAATATGCTTGGAGTAACAGGACAACGCAATAAGAGTGTAGCAACCAAGGTAGTAGCTGATTTAGCTACTGCTGCTACTTTAGAAGAATTACGAAACCCATATAGCCCTATTAACCGTGCTGACCTTTCTAGTAAACAAGAAGGTTCCGCTGTTATTGTTAAGAAAGAAGATGGCAATTATTCTATCTTTGTAGCAACAGGTAGCAAGCCGACTGATGTGTGGAAAGAGTTGTCTCCAACAATACCAGAGCAAGAAATGCCTGCTGAATATATTGATATGGTTGATATTCAAATCCATCAAGACTCTGCAAGTGACTTGCGTATGGACTCTTCTCGCACCAGCTTAATACAAACGCCAATGTGGGATATCGCAGGTGAATTGTTATTCCGCAATACACTTAGTGCAACATGCTCTTGTACCATCCTTGCTGATGGTGCGGCTGGTGTTCGTCAGGATTTTAATTTTAAGATTAATGGACTATTAGAGCAAGAAGAGCAGTATTATGACATTGACACTCTTATGTGCTCTATTCATTCTGCAACAACAACTAATGGTCTTACACTGTGTATGCCGGATACTAAAAGTGCAAAGACCAATAAAATGGTAGTAATGATCGACACCATGCAGTCACTGACAATGAGTTTTGATCTTAACTTCCTTGTAGAATGGACTTCACCTACGAGGATCATGTATGCTAAATAAACACTTCAAGCGCAAAGAGTTTGCTTGCCGATGTGGGTGCGGTACATCTACTGTTGATGCTGAGTTATTACAGGTAGTCACAGATGTGCGTGAGCACTTTGGTGTACCTGTAGTTATTACCTCTGGCCATCGCTGCGCAAAGCATAACGCCAACGTAGGAGGTGCTAAGAACTCCATGCATCTTACTGGTAAGGCTGCTGACATCAAGGTTACAGGTGTCGGACCAATGGAGGTACGTGCGTACCTATGTAATAAGTACCCTGATAAGTACGGAATTGGTGCTTATCCTACTTTTACACATATAGACGTGAGAGGTAACAAAGCACGATGGTAGGTTGTGTTGCATGGTGTGAACGCATGGTTGCTAATGCTTCAGAGGAAGGCAACTATGAAGATTGGCAGAACTACTCAACTTTATTAGCTCAATGGAAAGGGAGGTGCAATGAAAAAGCTGTTTAAGTCTAAGAAAGTTGTAGGTGCAATTATTGCACTGGTGATTGCCCTTGTTTCTGTAGGTCTTGGCGTAGACCTTGGCGAAGGTACGGAAGGTTCCGTTACCGACGTGGTATGCCAAGTAATTACCTGTGAATAAGGTGCTTGAGGTGGTGGTAGGTATTATTGGCCTGCTGCTTGCCGCTAAGAAGAAGAAGGAAGAGAAGGAGGCACAAAGTGAGGCGAATCATGCTAGCGACAATCCTGCTGATTGGTTCGCTGACCACTTCAGGGTGTCAGACGGCGTTACCAGAGAGTCCAAAGGTAAAGCCACTGAAGCCGACGCTGACGGCAGTTTACGAGGTAGATGATAAAGTCTGCTTCAGTAAGCCTGACGCTACAAAACTTGGTTTGTACATTCTTTCGCTAGAACGCGGATATAATTAATACATAGCTTTATGTATCAGTGTCTTAGGATTTACTGGACACTATAGAAGAGATAAGATAGTGCCGTTCTTTTGAGCGGCCTATTACTAGCCAATCTTCATAGGGAGGGTTGGGAAGTAATAGGAGATTAGTATGGCAGGTCTTACTAAGGTAGGATATTCTACCTTACAAATTGCAGTAGATAGCATAGAGGAGTTAAGAGGTACTAGAAACTTAATACCGAGTACCTTTGTTCTTGTTGAAAACTACTATAAAGGTGTTTTAGGTGGTGGTGGGCTATTCTATATAGACACAGAAGACACTTCATCAGAAGGTGATGGAGGTTATACTATTATAAATCAAACAGGGCAAAGACTGAAAAGAAAACTAGACGGTGTTTGTCGATGGTCAGATTTTGGTATTCTCCCTGGAATGCCTATGGCAACAACGAAGGAGCAATGTGAAGCTGTATGGTCTTATGGTCTATCCAAAGGCTTTACTAGGTATGAAACAGTTATGTGGGGAGAGTTAGAACTAGGACACCCATTGCTGTTTCAAGTACCTGCAACTTGGGATAAAGGTGCAATCTCCTTTGTTGGTACAGGTGTGTTGAAGTTCAAATACGATTTTGTAAAAGGCAAACCAGATGATGTTGTAGAGATTATAGTCAAGCTGGAAGATTTGTCTGGCCACACACCGATCCATACTGTATTCAACTTCGATAATAAAGGTATGGGTCGATATGAAGGTAAGTCCATTCGTTATACAGCGTTGCGTCACACTACAGCTAAGTGCTCCCACATCAAGATTAAAGGGCAGAACAACTATGGATATGCTTTGTTTCTTTATGGAGGTGACAACAGCGTAGTCTATGCAGACTTATACAATTGTAATGGTCAAAACCTAATTCGGTCGCCAGAAGGCTCTTATGATAGTTTTGGTGATGGGGTGTATGTTGCAGCACGTAATGTGACAATTGACACACCTAGAATAGTTACAACACAAGGAGGTCGTGCCGGAATAGTGTTTGAGGGTACATGGCTAGACCGTGTTGGCGGTGAAGTTATTAACCCGCAAATTGAAGGTTATGACCGTGGCATTCACATTGAGTGCATAAATAATAGAATGGAGGCTGTAAGTATCCGAGGTGGGCGCATACAGGATTGCAATACCTCAGTGCTGGTGTTTAATGGCGCTACTACAGATATGAGCAGTGATATGTCTGTCATTATTGATGGTCTTTCATCTAGACGAGATAAGGTTGTGTCAGAACATGCCAACCCTTCTGGCTTCTCAGAAGGCCATATCATGGTATCTGGTGTCAATGCACAGGTCATATCCAAGGGTTGCTCCTTCCAAGCTCACACCAAAGCTGTTACTGTCGTAGGTAATGGTAAGTGGATTAGCGAAGGTGATAGGATGTTCGTAAACTCTGGTGGTATCAATGCACCTTATGCACGCATGGTTGAGATCAATAACTTGTATGCGCCGACTACACGTGAGAATATTGATGTTACAGGTACACTAGTCTTTACCAACTCGATATGGGGTGGTAATGTGAATATAAAAGGAGGTTTTCGTAGTGTATTGGATAATGTGGAGTTCTCACGTCAAGGTGGATATGCTAACTGTGGTCAGATTAGCCTAGTTGGTTCTATAGCAGCCATTGTGCGAAATTTAAGGTTCCAATACCCGAATGGGTGGGCTATTGATAATACTCAAACCAAACAAATACCTGAATGTCCAATTATTGAGAACGTTGCAATTTACACTACTTCTGCAAACAAAGCAACATTACAACGGAATGAAGAGTCTGGTGCTAATAACAGGTACCGTCGTGCTATCCCATCTTACATTGCAGATGGCACTTCTTGGACTATAATTAACTAATAGATGACGCGGCGTAAGCCGCGCTTCTACGCAACTTTTCTTAAAGGTTATCATAGTGGTAGCCTTTCAGAAAAGGAGGGTACATGATTCAACGTTTAGGATCTAAACTGGTGAAACACTCAGAGACAAATTTAGGGGATATGCTTGATACACGCATCCCTTTTCTCTACGAGTCCTCACCGAAAAGTAATATGGGGGACATTAAAGGGCGCACACAAAATACAATCAAGGTTGCTACTTGGAATGTTTGGGGTGCTGGCTCTGGTTCGAAATATGGAGGTATTGACTCTAACATTCGTATTCGTGACTTACAGGAGAGATTGCTGAATGCCAAGCTAGACTTCTGTGGTATGCAGGAGTGTTACTTTAATACTCAATCTCCAGTGAGTAAACTTGTTATTTACCCGTTTAATACAGCCTTTCATGGTGTAGTAGAACCTTTTAGTGACGGTAAAATTGCACTAGATTTTGACTATGGTAACGTTGCCTTATCAGGTGGTAATGTAGTTAGTAATACCAATAAGGTGTTCACCACAGGAAAGCCTCAACCAGGCCATACAGACAAAGAGGAGCGAGGGTACACCCGTACAGTATCAGAGGTTAATGGTGTGAGGTTTTGTGTATATAACACACATCTTAGTTATGAACCTACACGCTATCCTGCTCAGATGCAAGAGTTGTGTGATGCTATCCTTGGGGATCAAGAGCAACGCATAATTTTGATGGGTGATTTTAATCACGACAACTTAGCTCTATTTAAACCTTTAACTGATGCAGGTTTTATCATTGGTAACAACAAAGAGTTCAACACCAATAATACAGAAGCTGGTGGTACTTGGTACATTGACAATATTGTATACAAAGGTTTTCGTGCCATTGAACGGAATATACAGGAATGTAGTAAGAAACTTGCAGACCATAAGATGTTTTATGTAACTTTGGAGGCAGTATGATTCATTTACCTATCGGTGGAGATATTAGTATATGGGGTGGCGAATCCCTTAACCTAGAGATGCGCAGGCTTGATAATGAGATTACTGACCTCAAGGCTAGGAGTAAGGTCATCCTTTTTAGTAGTTTAAAGGATCTTAATCTGCCTGAGACAGCCACCCTTCTGGATATAGCTAAGCGCTTGCCTCGTAATTCAATGCTTCAGATGTCTGCATACAACGCTACGCACGGCAGTACAATGCCACTACCTTATTTCAACCAAGCATCTAATCCTGCATATAGGTCTGGTGAGCTGACTGCCTACAAGTGCTCAGATGAGAAGAAGGTACACTTTAGATGGCAAGACGAGGGTGCCGTAGCTTACTGTAATATCAACAGGCACACAAGTGATACACCGACACCTTGGGTATTCCTACCTATACCTAATATGAACTATGTTAATGCAGGTGCAGGTTATTGGGGAAATCTAATCTCTAACATATGGGTTGAGGGTACTTACTACTTCACTTCATCGCAGATGGCTGGTTTTACAGACAAGCCAACAAGCGCTGGTGCCTACGTCATTGTTAAAAACAAGGATAAGTTGCCTACCTCTGATAGAATCTACCACGTGATAGAGAACCACGGCTCTTGTAGGACGTACATTCGTCAGAATAATAATACTTGGAGAAATATACCTATAGTTCATACAGAGGCTGTAGCTGATAGTGAGCTTAGGGTCGGTGATATGAAAGTTGCAGGCAATGGTAGAATCCACATGAGACTCTCTAACAGCTTGGTAGGACAGCTAACCTATGTAGGGGAGCCTGCATCTTCTGCGCAAGTAGGTTAATATCTTAGTGTACACAAGGGCAGACTTGGGTTTGCTCTTAGTGTAATCCCAGTATAAATATGAAAGGCTAGGTGTAATATTGTAGGGAGGAATTGGTGGTTATTGTATCTAGTAAGAAGAGAGGACTAGATAAAATAGTGCAGACAGGTCTTGCTGTTAAAGAAGGTAAACATCTTAATACTGATACTGGTTCAATGGAGAAGATCGTTGAAACAGGAAAACAGGCTATGTCTGGTGGGTTGGACAAGGGTACACGGAAGCAGGCTGAGTTCAATAAGATTATTGAGTTCGGTAAGGAAGCTAAGCGGAAGTTCCTAAAACCATCTGCTGTAGAACCTGTAAGACACTAGGAAGTATCTTAGTGTATTCCAAAGGAGGTAACATGATTTGGATTCACACGTATGGTATAGGGCCATTCAAGAAGAATATACTCAGGAAGATCCATGAGTCCGAGGAATCAGCCTTAGCTAGCCAGAAGGTACTTGGTGGAACTATCCAGTGCTACATGAAGAAGCCACAAGGTTTTGACTTAGTGTAACCAAAGGTGGTCACAAAGTAGCCAAAGTCAAAATTTTGATGTAGGCGTGTGTCAGCTCTCTCGCCCTCGCCCTCGCCGGGATGTCCCCATAGGGTGGCCTGAGGGAATCCGTCGGAGACGGGCAGGGCTGAGGTATCCTTGTACTAGCTTAGTAGTACACAAGGGCTGGCCTCTTGTTTTGCCATGCACTAGCAAGGTGGAACGCTGTAGACGGCCTAGGACGGCCTAGGGATGGGCTTAGTGGTGGACAAGGTGATTGCCTTAGTGAAGCCTCTTAGTGCATTCCTGAGGCCATTCAGGGCCATTCCTGAGCGTTTGACAGGGTGTGCGGGTGTGGGCTATCTGTTCGTTTCGCCTAGCGGCTCAACTTCGTTCACTCCGCTTGCGCTGCGTTCACTCGCTCACGTGTACCTTAGGTTGTTCCTTGATGGGTAGCTTAGGTTAACCTTAGTGGATTGCCTTAGTTAAAGCCTTAGTGCTTATCTTAGTAATAGCTTAGTGGTGTACCTTAGTAAGTCTTAGTGTTTATCCTTAGTGATTGCATAGCTAAAGCTATAAGATGCTAATAGGTCGCGGTCGGTAGACCGCTAAGAAAGAGAATAGTAATAAGATGCAGTAGGAGGAACACCAGAAACCTAGCCAACCTAGCCTAGCCTAGCCTTGTATCTATTGCTTTTCCTTAGTCTCACACGTTAGACAACCTAGGATTATCTTAGTAGTTGTGACAGGTATCACATAAATAATCTATCTTAGTGAAACTTAGTGTTGACACAGGCAATCAACAGGTATACATTAGCAATCACTGAGACGGACCTAGCAAGCTGCCTCAGGTTATAAGCAGGAGAATTGATGCGTAAGCCATAGCTAGTGGATGTAGTCGCATGAAGGCTTGAGTAAGGGGCCGTTTAATACCTTCTTCCTCTGGAGACAAAGCTTATAACACCGCTCTTTAACAATTTGCTTAGTGTAACCTATGTATGCCGTGGTTAATTACTTATTGAATGAGGAATTAGCTATGAATTACGAAGAAATGTATGAAGCCTACTTCAATTCACTTGATGAAGGAGAAGAAGCATTGTCCTTTGCTGAGTTTATGGAGGCTTTATCATGATACTAAATAACCGTGAACTATCCGCTCTCTTCACCTTGTTATGCTACATGATTCGTAACAACGAATTACTTACAGATGATGAGTTAGCCTTGTATCATCGCTTTCTTAATGAAGGTTGGACCGATACAGTTAACCAGAAACGTGACTTGATGAAGGAGTTAAGCAATGTTTAAACACGAGATTTACACAGCGTCCGCAAGCGATGCACGAGAGATGGCTAGCGCATTTGATGGCGCGGTCAACTCTTACAACATAGCACCGGATGAAGAGATGTTTATTGTAAGCATTACTAACCGCTTTAATCATGAGCGCATGATGTCTTTTATTCACAAAATAACACCTGCTTATGATTATGAAGAAGTAATTACAAATAAACTTTAAATTAACTATTGACAGCCACGGCATACAAGGTTACATTAAGCATCAAGACGGGGACGTCTCAAAACATCCCGCTCTTTAACAATTTGGATAGAAGCTTCTTAGTCTGGATAGGTTAAACCTAGGAGATTCTCTTGAGTCTCCTATAATGTAACCTAACTAACTAAATGAGGATTAAATCATGAAACGTGATGCAAACGCTTATTATGAACTTCTGGCTGCAACCGTTGAAGCATTCAACGAGCGCATTCAGTACGATGGTATCCGTGAAGATGATGATTATTCTGATGCACTGCATGAGGTTGTAGCCGGCAACGTGCCGCACTACTATCACGAAATCTTTACTGTGATGGCAGCCGATGGCATTGATATCGAATTCGATGATGCTGGCTTGATTCCTGACACTAAGGACGTAACCAAGATTCTACAGGCTCGCATTTATGAGGCGCTTTATAATGATGTGCTGAATGACAGTGGTGTAGTCTGGTATGAAGATGAAGAAGAGGAAGAATAAGGATGGAAAAGCAATATAACTTTATCTTTTCGGACGGTGTAACCCTAAAGTGTTCCCTCCGATTCGCACAAATTCGAGAGGAAGTGCTAGGCACTACATACAAACTATTTAGCTGACACTATAAGAGAGGATTTAACAGGGCGTTACTTGTTAGCGCCCGATTAAATTTATCTCAATAGACCAAATAGGTGACTGTTATGACTACTGAAAACATCCTCGTTTCTGTCCGTGAAGCTGCAACCGCTGAAATCAAGCAACACTTAGACAATATTGGCACTTCTTATCTACGGGTGGGCGCTTGTCTTAATGAGCTACGCGGTGACTTTGAAGGTCAAAAAGACTTTTTGGCTTATGTGGAGTCAGAATTCGGCATCAAGAAAGCACAATGTTACAAGCTGATGAGTGTGGCCCGTGTCTTTGAAGGTGACGACCGCTTCAAAGGCGTGGCGATGCGTGTAATGCTGGCGCTTGTTCCTTTCGCTGATGAAAATATCATCATGGAGAAGGCCGCAGAACTCGCCGCAGATGGCAAGCTGGACACTAATGCCGTAAACGCCCTGATTGAGCCTAAGAAAGAGCCAAAGGCCGAAACGGTACAATCTAAGGCTGAGCCAGTAAAATCGCAGGAGAACACGACTGAGGCCGTAGAATCACAGGAAGCGCAAGCGCCGCAGGCAGTGCCGCCAGTAAGTGAGCCAGACGCCGACGAATCCGCACCTTGGGCAGAGGAAAGCAAGCCGGAAGCTACAAAGGCCGCTCCGCTGGATAACACGGCTAACACTGAAAACGCCGCCATCGCGGGCCTGCTGGCACAGATTAAGACACTAACTGAGCAACTACAGGCAGCTAATGACCGCATCGCCTCCTTAAGTAGCGCACGCGAAAGCAAGAAGGCAGCCGCGCCTATGTTACCGCAATTCAAATCTTCTTGCTTCTACGCTCGCCTAGGCTTGAGCGCTGAGGAAGCAACTAAGAAAACGGCTGTTAACAAAGCACGCCGCGAACTGGTTAAACTGGGTTACGGTGAAGGCCACGAGGCATGGCCTTTAATCTCTGAGGCAGTAGAAGAATTAACCAAGTAACCTTATCGGTGGCATCTTCTTAGGTGTCACCTATTAAGGTTTCTTTCACTAGGAGTAAACAAGATGCAAGACCTATACGCTATTCAACTTCATCTCGAAGAAGAAATGTTTAACGGCGGTATTCGTCGCTTTGAAGCAGACCAACAGCGCCAAATTGCATCCGGTAACGAATCCGATACAGCTTGGAATCGCCGCTTGTTGTCTGAATTAATCGCGCCGATGGCTGAAGGTATTCAGGCATATAAAGAAGAGTATGAAGGCAAGCGAGGACGTGCACCGCGTGCATTAGCTTTCATTAACTGCGTAGAAAACGAAGTGGCAGCATATATCACGATGAAAATAGTTATGGATATGCTTAACACTGATGTAACCCTGCAGGCCATAGCGATGAACATCGCGGACCGCATTGAAGACCAAGTCCAATTTAGCAAGCTGGAAGGTCACGCCGCCAAATACTTTGAGAAGGTAAAACAATCCCTTAAGGCAAGCAAAACTAAATCTTATCGCCATGCGCACAATGTAGCGGTTGTGGCTGAGAAGTCAGTAGCCGACCGTGACGCAGACTTCTCCCGCTGGGAGGCATGGCCTAAAGATACCTTGTTGCAAATAGGTATGACCTTGCTTGAGATTCTGGAAAATAGTGTATTCTTCAACGGGCAGCCTGTTTTCCTACGCACCTTGCGCACTAACGGCGGTAAACATGGAGTTTACTATTTACAGACAAGTGAACACGTAGGCGAATGGATAACTGCATTTAAAGAGCACGTAGCGCAATTGAGTCCTGCCTATGCGCCTTGCGTTATCCCTCCGCGTCCTTGGGTGTCTCCTTTTAATGGTGGTTTTCACACCGAGAAGGTAGCAAGTCGCATCCGTCTCGTTAAAGGCAACCGTGAGCACGTCCGTAAGCTGACAAAAAAGCAAATGCCAGCAGTTTATAAGGCTGTTAATGCTTTACAGGCCACTAAGTGGCAAGTTAACAAAGAAGTTTTGCAGGTAGTGGAGGATGTTATCCGTCTAGACCTTGGTTACGGTGTGCCTTCATTTAAGCCACTCATCGACCGCGAGAACAAACCAGCTAATCCGGTTCCGCTTGAGTTCCAGCACTTACGCGGTCGTGAACTAAAAGAGATGTTAACGCCGGAACAATGGCAAGCCTTTATCAACTGGAAAGGTGAATGCACTAAGCTGTACACCGCCGAGACTAAGCGCGGAAGCAAGTCGGCGGCAACCGTTCGCATGGTTGGGCAGGCCCGTAAATACAGCCAATTTGACGCCATCTACTTTGTATATGCACTGGACAGCCGCAGCCGCGTCTACGCGCAATCTAGCACACTCTCGCCGCAATCAAACGACTTAGGCAAGGCACTCCTACGGTTTACCGAAGGGCAGCCTATAAACAGCGCTGAGGCGCTTAAGTGGTTTTTGGTGAACGGGGCCAATAACTGGGGTTGGGATAAGAAAACTTTCGACGTGCGCACCGCTAACGTGTTAGATGGTGAGTTCCAAGACATGTGCCGCGACATTGCAGCCGATCCGCTGACCTTCACTCAATGGGTGAATGCGGATTCGCCTTATGGCTTCCTTGCATGGTGCTTTGAATATGCGCGTTATTTGGATGCACTGGATGAAGGCACACAAGACCAATTCATGACACACCTGCCCGTCCATCAAGATGGTAGCTGTTCAGGCATCCAGCACTATAGCGCGATGCTACGTGATGAGGTAGGAGCTAAGGCGGTAAACCTTAAGCCGTCCGACTCGCCGCAAGATATTTATGGGGCGGTTGCACAAGTAGTTATCCAGAAGAATTACGCCTACATGAATGCAGATGATGCAGAAACTTTCACGTCTGGCAGCGTTACCCTTACAGGTGCGGAACTGCGCAGTATGGCTAGCGCGTGGGATATGATTGGAATCACTCGCGGCTTAACCAAAAAGCCGGTTATGACCTTGCCGTACGGTTCCACCCGCTTAACCTGCCGTGAGTCAGTGATTGATTATATCGTTGATTTGGAAGAAAAAGAGGCACAAAGGGCGATTGCAGAAGGGCGGACGGCGAATCCGGTACACCCCTTCGATAATGACCGTAAAGACT